ATTTGAAAGGCTTGATTGCGACGCCTTTCAAATTGAATTAAAAATGAATATAAATGTAACATAATTGATTTATTATCAAGTGTTTATATTTATTTTGACTGCAAATTTGTTAATATTTTAAAAAAAGGTTAAATTTATTGTAAAAAAAATGATGCAAAAAATTAGCATAACCGCTTTTTTATCAGAAATTGACCAAAATATTGAAGGACAAAAACCTAAAATTTTTTCTTTGCAGTTTGTCAAAGCTGGCAAAGATGAAAATGATATTGAAAGAGGCAAGATAAAAAAAGTAGATAGATGCTCAAAATCATTCAAATATTCATCAAATCAACAATCGGAAACAGCAACACCCAAAAAAACTTTTTACAGGATAAAAGAAAAAGGTGTCTTGCTGTTATTCAATCACGATACAAGCAAAAATTTTACTGTTATCATTGACTTAGTAACGCATTACAACGAAATGAAAATTATTAGATAATTATATGAGAAGAAATTTTGTAAATTCAGATTCCTACGAAGTTTACATCGGAAAAAACGGAGGTAAATTTTATTTTGATAAAGAAGGTTATCAAAATCGTGGTTCAAAAAATAATGATTTGAGCGACAGCACATTATTTGATGATGTGTATTTTAAGCGAACTCAAAAAGTTTCCGACAGGATAGCAAAGTTTGGTTCTGACAATAAATTGCCCTACAAAATAATCAAATGGATTATTGATTCTCCCTTGCTCTTACCACTTCTTAGTTTCAAAATCGACATGGTTCTCGGACAGGGCTTATATGTTTACAAGATTGTAGGGTATGAACAAAAAGGCAATGATGTCATGGAAATTAGAGAGCCATTGTTAGACAATCAAATAATAGATTTTTTTGCTGAAAATGAAACAGATGATTTTTTTGAAGGAGCTTCCACAGACTTCTATTTTTTCGGCAATTTTTTTGCCGAATACATCGCCAGTAGAGGTGCATTTGTGGAAGGCTACACAAAAGGCATTGCATTGTTAAACCATATTGATTTTACAAATGTACGACCTGAAATTCCCGAAGATTTTAAAACAGCAGTACAAACCTACATTTTAAACCCAGATTGGAATAACTATCAAATTTCAAACAACAGCTACATACCATCATTTTCAAAAGCCAAAATCCGCAAAAAAAGCATAGAACATATAAAGGCTTACTTTCCGGGCAATCCCTTCATGTCTGTTCCGTTTTGGATTGGAGCTAACCAATTTATCGAGTACCTCAATAGCATCCCAACATTCAAAAAATCATTAATTAACCATGTCGCCACACCAAGTTGGCATGTAAAAATACCTGCTGATTATTTCAAAATTAACTTTCCAAATTATTCAAAGGAAGATTTGATGAAAGAAAAAGAAAAACTATCCGAAAACCTCGAGAAATTCTTACAAGGTCCCGAAAACGCAGGCAAGCCACTCATTACCTACTTTTGGAAAGATACTTCAGGCAAAGAAGTAAGCATCGAGATAAGCCCAATCAAACACGAAATTCCAGACACCTTATTTAGTGATGACTTTGAGCAAATGTTTCAAATACTCTGCTCCGCCACACAAGTACCGCCATCGCTCGCGTCCATGCTTGTGCCGGGTAAATTATCGAGTGGCTCAGACATCCTAAACAGTTGGAACGCTTACAACGCGCGCATAGATAGGCACAGAAAAAAAATTCTAAAGCCACTTTACAACATAAAAAAAATAAATGGCTGGAATCCCGAAGCACAATTTGCATTCAGAAATAAAGAATTAAAGACCACCGACCAAAACCCAACAGGGCAAACAAATAATTTCTAATTATGAACCTACTTTTCAAACCCGATGCTGATGGGTATGCAACGCAACTCAAAGCACATTATCCATCGATTCAAAAAAACCTCGATTTTGAATCAATAAAAGGATTCATTGAACAATCGCAATTAATTCACATTCCTAATCTTTTGGGCAAAGATGAATATGAAAGCCTTGCCGAAAATTTTCAAGCCAATACCCTTAGCACCGAGCAAACCGCCCTACTGCCACACGTTCAAAGAGCCTTGGTTTATTACATTCTATCCGATAATTTTGAGTTTATCGATATATTTTTTTCGGCAGCAGGATTACAACAGGCAAACAGCCAAGAAACAACCCAGCTTCCGCAGTGGAAATACAAATCCACACTCAAAAAACTATACGATTCAGCAGACACATTCGCAGAGCAGTTACTAAGATTTTTGGAACAAAACCAAGAAGATTATCTGCAATGGGTAGAAAGCCCAGCCTACACTTTTGCAACTGAATTGATAATTAATTCAGCCGAAGAACTTAATAACTATCTGCCGGTAAACGCATCAAGGAGGCTGTTCCTACGCCTTCGCCCCTTCATCATTCGCATAGAAAGAGATTTTATAAGTGCCAATATTTCAAAAGCTCTTTTTGAGCTTTTGAAAACAGAAAAGAAAAACAACACATTGAGCGAGCCAAACAAAATCATACTGCCACTCATAACCGAAGCCACAGCCTTTTTAGCCTTTTCAAAATCACTGCCTACCCTATCCATATCACAATCCGCAGAAGGCTACAGCCTTGTAAGCTACAATGATGGCATCATTGAAAAAAGCACATTAGACCCCAAAACCAAAAAAGAACTGCAAGCTCAGTACTTAATGGATGCCGAACAAAATCTATTGACAGTCAAAAAAATATTGGACGAAAATATAGACGAGTATTCCACTTACGCAGCTTCTTCGCAATACACCGAGCCAACCGAAGAAAACCCAAGAGCCTACCAACAATTTGATAATGAAGGAAGAAAAAATTTTACTTTTTAATTTGACAATTTTTTTGTATATTAATGTTCAGATTATTCACATTGTTCAATTAAACAACAATTAAATGAAAGCATTTCTAAAAACATTTTCAATTGTCATCATCTTAGCCATCTCGATGGCAAGTTGCGCATCGACTCGGTGGTTTGACGCTGGTGTCGACCATGCTTACTCCTATCTTGAAAACAAGTACAAAGGAGGTGAAATCAAAATCGCAAAATCCGAAATGAACGCCCAATGGTATCGGACTCCGTTAGGATTTGTGGATTTTTTGCCCATTCAACGGAATGATAGTCTTATCGTTCCGTATTTGATTAACTATTCCACGCTTCGGGACAGCACAAAGCACGTAGGTCATAAACTATTTTTCCCCAAACTTACCGCAAAGAAAAGTATTCCATCGCCTGCACCCCTACCGCATTTCATTCTATCAAATGCAATTGCTTCCAATCCACTTGAACGGAAAATTTATGCAGACAATAGAATATTTGAAATAAAGCAATATTTACGTGCCGATTTGCGGAAACATCTCAAAGCCTCACGGAAAATAAGTAGGAACTATCGGTAAAAAATAACCAAGACTTTGACTTTGTAAAACCCATTTACCCTGAGCCAACGCTCAGGGTAAATTACAAAACCCTCACAACAAAATGGATACAAAGGAACTCCTCGAAATCAAAAAAAAATTAGAAGATTGCTTAAAAAAAGTAAACAACGCACTTACTGGCATCCAAGAACCCAAGCCCACAATGCTGCAAGGTCTTACTGTATATCTAAACAGCGGACATGGAAGCATCGACCCGCTTACTTCCAAATACCTTACCTTTCCAAACCACGGCAAATTCTATCATTTCACAAACGACAAAGGCGAAATAATTGATTCAGCCTATGAAGGTCAATTAAACCGCACATTTACCGAGCCACTTGCCATAGAACTGCAAAAACTCGGCGCGGAAGTTATCAAAACCTACCACCCCACCGCAGACAGGCTTAACGAAGAAAGAACCTTCATAGCAAACAGCGATTTTCAAAAAGATAGACCTGCAAAATCCCTTTGGTTATCATTCCACTCCAACGCCATCGGATTAGAGTCAAAAGGAAAATCAAAAAACGAAGCTTCAGGAATAGCTTTATTTACTTCACCCGGTTTCACCAAGTCAGACGAGTTTGCAAAAAATTGGAACGAAAAAATAAAACAATACACCGCCAATTTTGGAGTAAAATACTTGGGCTTATTTGAAGGCGGTTATGATGAATTGATGTGGACAGTAATGCCCGCCATACTCATTGAGAATCTTTTCTTTACCAATCTAAATGATGTCCAAACCCTGCGAAATCCGGCATACATCCAAGCAATCACACAAGCAACCATCAGTGCATTGATTGATTACAATAAAAACTAAACAAAAAAGCCAAATATTTGCATATTTGGCTAAAAATTTGATAACTTTGCATAGAACGGATTTTCCGACAGAGCGATATAATTGAAGAACACCGCTACTTGTCCGAATTATCCGTTCTTTTTTTTTCTTCAAGCAACAGATTTAATTCCGTGCTATCCATTTCCACAACCAAGACATTCACGATGCCTTCAATAACTACGTGAATCCTACATCTTGCAGACAATTCATCCGAAACGTCCTCAATCAACAACACCTTAGCACTCTCATTAAGAAAATGCGTTTTTCCAACCGTTCTAATTTCAATCATTATAATTGCTGAATAGAGTTAGGAACGGAATCCGTTGCTTTGGCTCTTATAGAAGAAGGCTGAAAGCCAATAACACGAAATTCAGACTGCTCAGTATTATTCAATTGAACGTGTTTGGCATAGTCCTCATCGACCTTTTTTGCCATCTCATTATTGACGATTAATAACACGTCAATTTTTTTCTTCATTTCAATCGTTTCACGCATATACACCGTTTCGTTGCGTCTAAATTCGGCAACGCATTTGAGCAAAATCTTGAGATATTTAATTATCTGTTTCATAAAAAATTTATTTAGGGTTTATTTTACAAATTTAGTCTAAAAAATTAGACTAAAAAATTTAGTCTAATTTTTTAGACTTTTTTAACTATTTTTGTGTAGATTTTTGTAAATGCGAAAGATTATGATAAAAATATTTGACACTTTTGAAGGGAATAGGGAAATTGATGCCGAAAGACTTGTAACGATTTCTTACTATGCAAAAAATTACCAAAAAAAAAATGGTAAGATTGGCACTCATTATAATTTCATCAAACGTCTAATTGATGAAGGCAAACTCGAAACAATAGAAATAGGAGGGGAGACCTTTATAATTTCGCCTGAAGCTCAAAACTCCGGCATCAAATCCATTGCCGAGCCTTCCTGATGCAAACCCAAATCGCGAAGGTAAATATCAGTTATTTGCAAGGTAGAATGACCGCATTGCCTTTGTATCGTTTTGATGTCAATACCAGCACGATAAGCAGCAATTACGCCAGTATGCTTCCATGAATACATTGTATGATTCAGACCGCCAAAACCCAAATCAATCAAAGATTTGTGATGCAAATTATTGAAATATCGGGGAACACTTGCGACATAGCTGGGTTTGTGATTGCCACACATATATAAATTTGTATCCATCTCATTAATTTTCAAATCCAAATATATTTTCATTAGATTTTTTGGAATCGAAACATACCTTCCTTTTTTTCGACCTTTGGCAAATTCCGCAGGAATGCGAATCAAAGAACGCTCCCAGCTAATCCAGCCTATCTTCATATTACGAAGTTCATCTATGCGAATGAAAGTATAATACACCGTAATCACAAAGAGCCACAAAGAAGGGTATTTATTTTTTAAAAATTCGAGAATTACTTTAGCCTGAGTTTCGGAGTAGGGGACATTACTTTTTACTTCAGCTTCAGTGTTGGCGATTTCAAGAAAGTAATTTTTTTCAATCAATTTCCTTTTTTCTAATTTGTTAAAAAGGGATTTTGAATGTACGATAAAATGTTTGAAGGTTGTTTTCCCTACTTTTTCCTTTCGCCAGTCGCAAAGCTCTTGCACAAATTGAAAATCAAATTCACAAAGTGTGAATTTTTTTTTCTTAAACTCCTCAAAATCAAGAATCCTTTTGACTATTTTTTCATAGCTGAAAACTGAATTTTTAGATAAATTACTATCCTTTTGAATTACAAAAAATAAAGCCTCAGTAATCAATTTTAAAGGCTTTTCTTCAGCTTGTTTTGGCTCTACCACATAACCGGATTTGAGCAAACTATTAATTTCTTTGATGAGCTTTGCAGCCAGAACCCTACGTTCTTTCTCGGTTGAAGCTCGTTTCTCATTGCCTTCCTCAATCGTATTGATTGAATAATCTCTTTTGCGTTCAAGATTACCATTTGCCAAATTTTTTACATAAAAAACAACATACCACCTTTTAGATATATTGCCCCCACAGTCCACAAGGCGAGCCAATTTATAATTATCCATTTGACGCAAATTACAATTTTACTGACGCAAGAAGTATTAACTTATTGATAATCAAGTATGTATCAGTTATATAAACTTCTTTACTCATTTCAATTAATCTTTTGATTATCAATTACTTATATTAAAAAAATTACTGACGCAACACTATTGTATTGACGCAAAATACTGACTCTAATTAGGTTCTAAATAAGTGAAAATACTTTGCCCTACGTGATTTTCACCAAACATAGAAATTTTGGTTATTTTGATTTTAGAAATATCAAATCTTTCAGAACTACTATTAGTAAATTCACTAAATGGAATTTCTACTTTATCGCCTATTTTTAAATCATTTACCTTATAGTTAAATTCACCGTTTAACTCCACATTTATATTTTTTGCAATGATTGTATCACTATTCACAATCACAAGATTAGAAGCACTCATGCTTACAGACGGACGCCAGTCCCTTGTTTCTTGCGTTGAACCGCAGGAACTCATAAAAAATAAAAAGATTATAAATATTCTCATGCCTGTATTCTATTGTTTAGTTGTGATTCATAATTCCTAACCAATTTTTTAAGACTGTCAATGGTTTCATCCTTAGCCTTGATTACTTCTTCATAAAGCCCATATTTTCCGGGCGGGTCAAGAAGTGTATTATTTTCATCATCAGCGAAAAAATAAGAAATATTGACTTCCAAGAAATCAGCAATTTTTTCCAAATGCTTGGTGTCAATGCTTTCCTTTTTAAACCTGTCATGCAGATTCTGCTTAGTCATCTCAATTCCGGCAGCAAGTTGGTCAATTGTGATTTTACGCTCTGCCAATAGTCTTTTTACTTTTCCCTCGAAATTATTCATTTGATTATCAATTTGTTATAAAAAAAATAAAAAATATTAGTAAAAATATTTTACTTTTAGTAAAATATTTTTTACTATTGCAATATCATTTTTGATAATATACTATCAAATTTAGCAAAAGTTTATCAAAAATGATAAAATAGTAATAAATTATTTTTAATAACCCAAAATGTTGAAATATACCATTTACGAAAAAATGAAATCCCTCAATCAAAAAGATTATGAATTTGCAATAAAGCAAATCCCTAAACTGATGGCTGTTGGGACATCTACATTTTACAGATGGATGAGGATTGGCATAAATGAAAAAGCCGAAATAAGTGCCAAGCATTTATTTGACCTCGCAGCAATCTTTGAATGTGATGCGCAAGATTTATTCAACTACAAAAGTCCGATGAAACCTTTTTCCAAACTGAGGATAGATTTTCAAATCCAAAAAAAGTCCGTTGCCAAAAGACACGGACTCAGTAAACTTCGAAAAACAAAACCCGCAACCGAATCAGTGCAATGATTTGGAAGCGGGTATTATTTTATAAACCCCTAAATAAATTTTTATGAGTGCAAGCGCAAAATTAAGAAAAAAACCCGAAGATGAAAACCTCAAAAAACTTTACGTCTTCATGATGTCAATTCAAAATCTGGACCCGCAAAAGGACAAAGACAAAATATCCCAGATGTATGGGAAAATTTACTATGGAAAGGAGGGAAGCAACCAATGAAAAAACTCCTCACCACATTTGCTTGTCTGCTCGGATTGCAGGCACACGCCCAAATCAATCAAGATACAAACTACGAGGATTTTGTACGCTTGATGGATAGCATAGCAATCACGATTGATGAGCTTGATACCATATTTGAAATAGTTGGCATACAGCCAGTTTATATCAATCAAATTTGTTACACCCGGACTGGTCAAGGAAAAGATAAGATTTGGATTTCTTTGCATTTTGGCTGGTATGAGTACCCTGAATCATATTTTGTAAGATACGCAAACCAAAAAAGACATGAAGAACGCACCGCAAATTAAATACCTCACACACGCACAAGTCAAAAAACAAAGCGTGATGCCCAGCATGAGCTTGCAACTGCAAGACATCAAAAACGGAAATGCTTATCGCCTGAAAGTTTATTTGGTCAAATATAAATCTAACAAAGATGAATAAAGAACAAATCCTAATGAACACGCTTAGAAGTTTTTGCAAATATCTGCCAAGAAGCGTCAAAAAAGGCAAAATAACCGCCAAGCAAGCAAGTCAAATTATTCAAAATATTATCAATGATTTAAAAACAATTTAAAACTATGGCTTTCAAAATCTATAAAAAAGAGGATATTCAGAAAAAAATAAGAAAAAATATCCCTCCAAGAATAAGAATTTCTAAAACCACAATCTCATTTACACAATCCCTTTGCGACCAAGTAGGATTGAGGGAAAATAGTAAAATCGTCTTTATTCAAGACAAAGCCAACCCGAAGGACTGGTACATTGCTCAGCATGAGGAAGGTATAGAGTTGCGTAACAAAAACAAAAGCTCAGGCTTCATCATCAATGCAGCATCCTTGGTTGAAGAAATGAGAAAAAGTATTGAGTTTGTCGGTTCAAAAGCCTTTTTGGTAGATACCCAAAATGACAAACTAAGTGATGGAATCCGAATGTTTCCAATCTTCACGCTCAAGCCCTTAGATTAGTTAGGTTAAGTTTAGTTTGTTAATTCCTCAAACCCTGCTTGCATTGCGAGTAGGGTTTATTTTCCCAAATCATCTCAAAAAAATAGCAAATGTCATTTCAATTCAATAATAAAGCTAAAATAGATTGTCCCTATTGCCAATCAAAAAAATGTTTCTCGCCAATAATAGGCTACGAAGAACATCAAAAGTTTGGAATATGCGACAAAAAAAATAAATGCTCCGCAGCTTCAGGCATATTTCCAGATAAGGAAATTCCAAGCACACCCATTGAAATCAAGCCCAAAGTTGAATTGAAAACTATCTATTTGGATGAAAAAGAAATAGAAGCTATCCGCAGCAACCACACATCTACTTTTCACACTTATTGCAAAGCGATAGGGATATCCGCAGAACACCTATTGAATTGGAATGTCGGCACCGATGCCCAAGGACAAACCGTTTTCATATTCCAAAATCAAAAACAAAAGTGGTGCAATCTAAAAGCCGGAACATATTTGCCAACAGGCAAAAGACAAAAAGAAAAGGAAAATAAATACGATTTTCTTTCATTACCTCAACCATATAAACACCCAAAAAACCCAAAGCCGGAACGCTACTTATTACCGCTCTTTGGCGAGCAGTTTTTGACTGAGGAGAATAAAGAAACGCCTGTAATGATTGTCGAGTCCGAAAAAACCGCAGTTATTGCCTCGTTTTTTTATGCAGATTATATTTGGGTTGCTTGCAGTTCCTCATCCGGCTTGAGCGATGGGAGTTGGGGAGGCGATGCACCAACAAACGACAAAATAACGCCACTCATGGGGCGGTTCTGTTACTGGCTCTGTGATGCTGACATAGCAGGGCGAAAAAACTCCAGCTTAGACAAACTCGATAAATATGGAATTCGACACAAATTAATAGATTTATTCCCGAAAATCGGAGTCGAAAAAGATGACCCCAAAAAAGGCTTTGACATAGCCGATGCAATTTCAGAAGGCAAACGCCCCGACTTGGCTCGTGCCATTAATGCAGCCCCCGAAAGAAAAAAAACAGAGTTTTGGTATTTGGGGTCAAACAAAGAAATCAAAGTCCATCAAATGCGATTGACTTTATTTTTTGAGGAGCAGGGTTATAGAAGTTTCAAGAAACAGGACGGCGAAATACAAGTCGTCCATATCAAAGATAAAATCTTGGATGATGTAGATACCTATTTTGCCAAGCAAGAGACGATGAACTTCATAAAAAATTGCTTGCCTGATAAAATCATTGAAAAAGAAATTGAGAAAAAAGACAACACCGAAACAGTAGTCAAAACCAAATTAGACTTATTGGATGCCTTGATAAGAGGGGAGAATGTATATTTCGCCAAGTCAAAATTTGACTGGCTTCCACCATTTACAGGACATATAGAGACCGATACAAATGATGCTTCTTATTTTTTCTTCAAAAATGGATTCGTAGAAGTAAGCAGAGGCAAAAAAGTAAGTGCTACCTTCAGCGAATACAAGGATTTGCAAAACTACATTTGGCGCACTGATATCAAAGATTTTGAATTTGATTTGCTTGAAACGGATAAAATAGAGTGCGATTACCAAAAATTTCTTTGGAACGTATCCGGGCAAAAACCACAAGATTACGGAGTGCTATTGTCATCTATCGGCTATCTGCTCCACAGGTTCAAGAACCCATCTTACCCGGTTGCATTAATCTTGGGTGATGAGGGAATAAATATGCAAGAGAAGGGCGGACGAGGCAAAGGCTTAATTATGCAAGCCATTAGCCAACTTAGAAATGTGATAACGATTGACGGCAAAAAAGTGGACATGAACTATGCTCACTTATACGATAGGGTTAATGCCAATACCAACATCGTGTTTTTTGATGACGTACATCCTCGTTTTGATTTCAAACGCCTGTTCAATGACTTAACCGGTCCCGTTCAGGTAACGCCCAAGGGCAAAACAACTTTTTCCTTGCCTTTTGAACACGCCCCAAAATTTGCACTTACTACCAACTACGTAGTCGAGTCGGACGATGAGAGTTCTAACCGCAGAAAATTGGAAGTGGAGATTGCAGCACATTACTCATCCAAGCATCGCCCATTGGACGAATTTAAGCGAAACTTCTTTTCGCAATGGGATGCTCAGGAGTGGAATAGATTCTACAATGTAATGATTCGCTGTTCTGCTGAATATTTCAACACCTATCAGAACGGCAAGCCAGTGATTACACCCAACAATACTAATCTTCAGCTGAAGAAGCTCTTACAATACACATCCAAAAATGCAGATGGCTTTGTGGATTTCTGCGAAGAATACATACACGAAGGCATTGAATACGACAAAAAACCATTGATGGAGCAATTCATCAACATCTATCCAGATGCCAAAGAAACCCTCAAGCAACGCACATTTACAGAGTATTTGCGTGCGTGGGGAAAATACAAGAACTACGAAATAAACGAACGCCCAAGCTCAGGGCAATTACTCATCAAATTCTTTAAAAAGTAAATAAGATGTCAAAAAAACACAACACGTCCGATTTTCAAAGCTCCGCTTTATTATTTTTTAGGGGTGTAGCTTTTCAATTAAAATATCTTGTCGACTTATCGACTTTACTGCATTTCCAATGCAGAAACGCACAAAAAACAGTCGATAGCAAAAAAAATACTATCGACTTGCTATCGACTTATCGACTTATCGACTAAAGTCGATAGAAAGTCGATAAGTAAACAGGGCTTATCGACTACAAAAACCCTGTTTTTGAGCAGTATAAGAAGATTAGTCGATAAGTCGATAGTAAATAAGCATTAAAATAGAACGGACACATACACCCTAACACAAATGAAAAGAATAGAATTAGCACCCATAATCACCCAATACCCGCAGGTAGAGCCTACACCAATAGAGCAAACACCTGCGGAGACCGAAACGCCCTACGTACCTGCACCAGTGCAGGAATACAGCACCGAAAAGACGCATTTCCATTGCGTAGCATTGATTTTCGCTAAGAATAAAGCGATTGACTTGATAGAGGATATCTATTACACATCCGAATACTGGGCGCGCGCTTGGGCTGAGGATATACAAGCGAAGTACAGACACCTAAACTATATGATTGCGGTCAGAAGGATAGGTGAGGATAGTTTTTTGAATATTAATAATTAAACCCCAATAAATAAAATGAAATTAGTAATTATGGCAAAAATAAACACAACCGAAAGGTGTATCTTATTTTTAGATTCAAGAGAAAACGACATCACTACAATTATCAACGAAAAATTTGATGGGCAATGGGTTATAGTAAATAAGATAGAGCATGGCGATGTACTTAAATTTAATTCTGAAGAAGTTTATTCAGGATATGATGGCAGAAAAGATGGGAACTATTGCAAAGGAAACTTAAACCCCAATAAATAAAATGAAAACAGAAACACAAGAAAGAGACATAAACGCACTATTCATCTTCAATACACTTTTGTTTGAAGCCTCCAAATGGTTTCGGGTATTGGAACAGCAAGGAATGAAGCACGAAGTAAAGTATATATTCAAAGATGCACTTGACAAAATGCAACGATATGAACGCCTGCTTGAAAAAGTATGGGGTGCGTATGACTTAGGTGTACAGGACGACATAGGAGAGGGCTTCTCAAATCTTTTGTTAGAGCTATCCAAGATGGATGCCGAAACCAAAGACCGATTTGCCGAACACATCAGCCAATTCCTTGAAGCTGAAAGAGCTAAAAAGGAAGCTGCAAAGCAGAGTAATTATCTACTAATATTAAACCCCTAAATCCAATGAATGCACAAATAATCAATAAACCAAACCACAACAATCCACAAATAATCATACTCCCGGAACTGCGGGATTTGATACGCCCACTAAGCAAATTAGAGTATGAGCAATTGGAAGAAAACATCCGAGAAGAAGGAATCCGAGATATGCTCATATTGTGGAAAAGAGGGCAGGAGCATATACTCGTGGATGGTCATAACCGATTTTCAATTTCCCAAAAATACGGACTTGATTTTCTGTATGTTGAAAGAGAATTTGAAAACATAGAAAAGGTCAAAGAATGGATGATTGATAATCAATTAGGCAAGCGAAATTTGACCGAAAACGAAATATCTTACCTTAGAGGTTTGCAGTATCGCCAAATGAAAAACACTCATGGAGGCGATAGAAAAACCGAAATTTCAAAAGCTCACAATGAGCCTTTGAATGAAACGGGAATTGAATCATTCAAACATACTGAATTGAAAACAACTGCGAAGAAACTTGCCGAAACTCACAAAGTATCGGAAAATACAATCAAAAGAGATGAGCAATTTGCTGATGCACTCGATAAGGTGTCGGTTCTTGGTTCTTCTACCTTGCGAAACAAGATATTGAGTAAGGAAATTGATATTCCGAAAAAGAAATTGCTTGAAATTGCGGAATTGCCAATGGTTGAAATTATTGATATAGCTGAAGGATTGGAGCAAGGCAAGCCATTAAGTGATTTGCTTCCCAAAACAAAACCGATGGAACAGCCTTTGCCGGAAGAAGCTGAAACAAAGTTTGCAAAATTTTTGAATGAAGTAAAAACCCCGAAAGAAACGGAAATTGAACGTAATATTTACAATCACCTTCTAAAAGTTGGTGAAAATACCTTTACGAATTTGGTCAAAGTATTTGGTGCAACTGAAAATATATTGACCAAAATGATAAATGAAAAGCGATTATTGTCAAGAAGGTCGACTGGGATGTTGGATAAAATATATCGAGTCAATCCTGCAAATACTACTAAGCAAATTCCCGAAACTCCGAAATTTCCCGAAATTTCGGAAGCTGCGGAAGTTGATTGGAAAGATGGCTACTATAAATGTAAGGCTGAGGAGTATCAAACTACCATCTATATTGATTGTGCGAATGAAAATTTCCAAATGGTTGAGGAAGATAGTATGAATCAAAGATATAAGATAATTGCCCCATTCAAGGAGGAAATGCCGAGATTTAGCAATTTTACGGAAATCACATCAGCCGAATATAGAGAAGTGTTTCAAGCTGCACTCAAATATTTTGGTGTTCATCATCAAGAAGCCAAACCAATAATTCCCGAAAAAGACAAATTCACGGAAGAAGACTATAAAAACAAAGAACTTCAAAAAGAATTTTTCGGCTTATATGCTGAAATGCCTGTTCAGTTTCAAAAGGATTATGTTGCCATTCCTCGCAATCAATACAAATACTTTAGAGGCTTCATTAGTTTTGTGTGCCAAAAAAGAAAGGAAGAAGTCGAAGAAGTAAAGAAAAATTATGATGACTTTCAAAAGCAAATTGAGGAACTGCAACAAAAAAACAGATGGTGCTTTGCTGGCTATGATAGATTCAAGTTATTCAATGCTGGATTCAAAATATATCGTTGTGAATCGACTCGTTATGAGGAAAATCCTCAGTATATCATCAAAGAGTTCTCCGATATCGGAAGCTGGAAAAACAAATCAAAGCATAAAACAAAAGCCGATTGGAAGCGTGCAATTGAGGAGCTTTTGAAAGATGAAAAAAGTGTTTGTGAAACTTACCCCGAATAACTATGCACACCATCAAAATTAAAAACAGTACCTACACATTACCAAGCCATTGGCGAGAAATAACACCTCGCCAGTGGCTAAAAATTTCACCTTTGTTTTTTTCGGAAATAGAAAAAAATGAACTATCAGTTCAAATCCTCACAAAGCTATTGCCCTTGCGTAGCTTGAAACTATTGGATGCCGAGCAAATCTATTACCTCACCAAGCTAATAGACTTTGCAAGTGCAGAACTTGAACTTACAAACAATCCTTTTCCCGAATTTAAAGGATTACACGGATGCCAAAATAGTATCGAGAATGTTACATTCTACGAATACATAGAGTGCGACATGATGTTTCGCAGGTTCATAGCCGACCCGCAGGACACAACTTCACTCAATAGCTTCATAGCTTACCTGTACCGCGAACCCAAACCCTATTTTCACAGAAAAAAAGGAGACGAGGACATAAGAATTGCTTTGAATGTTCACTATCAAAACAGCATATTGAAGCGTGTTTCGAAACTGCCGGTTGAATTCAAATTGACTACGATTCTGTTTTGGGCATCCTGCAAAATAGAAATGACCAAGCTATACAAATACATATTTCCCAAGCCGGAAGAATCCGAAATAGAACCCAAGCCAACACCCATCAATTGGACTGATGTACTATTCAACATCGCCGAAACAAAAATATTCGGTGATGCTAAAAATCTCGCTGAAAATGCTTATATTCATAACATATTTGCTTATTTGAACAAAAAAGCAAAAGATGAATTATTAAAATCGCCACGAGATGCAACAACTCCCCGAAATCAATAACATCGCTACATTAAAAGCAGCTTTCGCGCAAATCAAAGAAGAACACCCCGATATCAAACATTTTCTTTCTGGGACCTACTTTGATTTGATTGCCGAAACTCGTTCCAATATTGCCTATCCTTGTTTGATGTTGGAATTGCCCGAAAACAGCTACAAAGACAACAGGGCTGACTATCGAATCAAATATTTGGAAGGAGCTTTCATCGTCTTGCAAAACAAAAGAACCAATACGCAAGATGAGAAAATTACAATCCTTGACCAATTGGATATCATACTTGAAGACATCATCGCCCGCCTTCAATATGAGTCCGTTACTTACCGCAAGTTCCATTTTGAAGTCGATAATACTGAAGCAAATATAATCAGTACCGTAACCCAAGATTTGGACATAGGCTACCGATACGAATTTCGTATCGGTAGAACGAAAGGAATGTATCACGATAAAACCAAATGGCTATGACAGATATCAACAGCGTAAGCACCGAAATCAAACTTGCTGTTCAAGATTGGGTGCGCGCATTATTTCAAATATTCAAATCCAACATTGAAAAGAAGAAAATCAAACTTACAGGCGATTTGCTTTCTTCTTTTCAATCTTACATAGATGTCAATGCACAAACGCTGAGTAGCAAAATAGTCTTGGAGTTTGCAGCACAAGGTAGATTTCAGGATATGCGAACCGTCAATTACACCAAACAACCGCCAGTAAAAGCAATGGAGGAATTTGTAAGGGAAAAAGGATTAGCAGCATTTCAATATGTATCGGGTTTTGAAGGCAAAAATTATTCGCCTACCAAAGAAACGGCCATCAAGCAAATCGCTTGGGGCATTGCAAAGAGCTATAAGCAAAAAGGCACAATCAAAAGGAAAAAAGGAGGTTGGAAGTATGCCAAAACACTATACAGCGAATTGGCAGACTTAAAAGACATCATTACGATTATACTCAGTAATTCGGCAGTAGATATTATCAAACAAGAATTTCAAAATTTGTAGATATGCCAAGACAAGATAATGTGCAAGTCAATCTAATCATCAATGGCAATGCTGCCACGAGTGAACTAAACTTGCTTCAAAAACAATCCAATAAACTACAAGCTCAAATCAATGGGCTTAAAAAAGGAACACAAGAGTATGTTGATACTTACAAGCAGCTGAATGAAGTCAATCAAAAATTGCAGAAGCATCAACAGCAAATTGGCTTGTCAGGGCTAACCATTGCCCAATTGACTTACCGAAAAAACCAACTGTATCAAGAAATAAGAAAAAACCTTATTCCGGGTACAGATGAATATATCCGCAAAACGGAAGAATTGAAAAAAGTAAACGCCCGATTAGATTCCCTCAAAAACGAAATCAAAGGCGTGGAATCTGCTTGGTCAAAATTCAAAAATAATTTTGCTTTGACCGTTGATGTGGGCGATGTAATGAACCTGCTCAAATCAAATATCAGTACATCCATCAACAAAGCTGCCGAGCTTTCAGACCAGTTTGCGGATATCCGAAAAACAACCGGATTGACTGCCGTAGAAGTGCAAAAACTATCGGATAAATTGAGTAAACTCAATACGCGTACATCCCTTGGCGATTTGCTTGATATTGCCAAAGTAGCCGGACAAATCGGAATAGCCAAAGACCAAATTTTTTCTTTTACCGAATCAGTCGACAAAGCAGTGGTTGCCTTGGGCGACGAGTTTACTGGTGGTGCAGTAGAAGTTTCTAAAACCCTTGGTACACTAAAGCAATTATTCACAGAAACAAAAAACTTGGATGCAGGCAAGGCAATCAATGATATAGGCTCTGCACTCAATGCGCTCGGCAGTGCGGGAACTGCCACAGGTCCCGTGGTTGCAGAGTTCGCAGCCCGTATCGGACAATTGCCGGGAGGGATTGCCCCGACATTGGCGCAAAGTTTGGGACTTGGTGCAGCTCTGCAAGAGTTGGGGCTAAGTGCCGAACTTGCGTCCGGTGGTTTGACCAATGTATTTTTGAAAGCAGGCGAAAACTCCAAAGCCTTTGCCAAACAACTTGGTATTACTGAAGCTGAGTTCAAAAAGGCATTCAATGAAGATTCCAATGCCACAATTTTGAGGCTTGCCCAATCTTTCAAAGGATTATCCGATACAGAGATAATCAAAAAAATGCAAGAATTAGGAATAGGCACACAGGAAAGCATCAAGGTATTAGGGCAATTGGCAAATAATACTGACCTCGTAACTGCCAAACAAAAATTAGCATCTGAAGAACTTGCCAAAGGTACAAGCCTTACCAATGAATTCAATATCAAAAATGCCACACTTGCAGCGCAAATAGAAAAAGCACAAAAAACAACCCTTAGTTATGTCTATGCCATAGGTAATGCCTTAGCACCTGCCTTCATCAAATTATTGCAAATTATGAATGGCGTTTTTTCTGCGATTGGCACATTCACCAGATTTATAATAGAAAACAGAACGGCACTTATTCCGCTCACCATCGCATTGATAGCTTTCAATGCGCAGTTATTATATACTGCAACCGTAAGCCGAGCCTCGGCAATAGCGATGGGTATTGCCAATGCAGCCACAACAGCATGGCGATATGGTGTAATAGCACTCAATTTGGCAATGCGTACCAATCCGATTGGTTTTGTGATTGGCTTAATAGCTTCCTTGGTAAGTGGTGTAATTGTAGCTTATAATTCCTTCAAAGATTTCAGGCTTTTTGTGGATGCTGCTTGGGCATCTTTCAAGACTTTTATATCTTCCATAGCTGAAGGAATCATTGCCTTGGCAACTTTAGACTTTTCGGGAGCATACAAGTCTTTCAGCACCGCAGGCGAAAAATCTGCAAAAGCCTTCAATGATTCGTACAAAGCCGAAGCAGATAAGCAACAAAAAGCCCGCGAAGAAGCCAATAAAAAAGCTGCTGATGATGCCATCAAAGCCGAAGAAGAGGATAGAAAACAGGCACTCAAAGAATTGGACGACTACAATAAGCAAAAAGCAGACAAAGAAAAACAGGCAAGCCAAGAGCAGTTAGAAAACTACAAACAACAGCAAGAAAAACTCATTGAAGCCCAAAAAGCCTATGCCGAAAAAAAACGCAATGCAGAACAAGCGCTCGAAGACCTTCGCAATTCGCTGATTAAGGATAGCTATGATAGAGAAATTGCAGTTCTCCAAACTGCCAACACACGCAAAATAGCAGATATACAAAAAAATGCCAAAGGCTCTGCCGAATTGGAGAAACTTGCATCCGAACAGATAGCACTTATCAAGCAAGAAGAAGCTGCCAAAATAATAGCCATCAATCAAAAAAGGTATGATGACCAAGCCGCCCAAGCACAAAAAGCCATTGACGATTCTTTGAGTCTTTTTGATGCTGAGGAGCAGGCAAGAAGCGAACAGGACGCACTTGCTTATGAATCTAAGCGTTTGCGGATTGAAGAACAGCACGCACTCGATGACGAATCTGCCATTGCTCGCTATGAAGAACTTGCAGTTGCCGAACAGGAAAGACAAAACGCCGAATACGAGCTTGAAAAACAACATTTGGAAAAAAGATTGGCTTTGCTCACAACATTCGGACAGGGGCAAAGTGCAGAGGCTCAAAAAACTGCCAATGATATAGTCAGGATAGACAATGAAAGAAGGGCAAAGCAACTTGAAGCGGATAAAAAATTAGCCGAAGGAAAAAAGGCAATACAACAATCTGAGTTAAATACTGCCAAGGCGTTTCTTGATTTCGGTTTGGAAATAGCCGGAGAGAATGCAGAAGCAAAAGTTGCCTTGGGAATCATTGATGCAGGCTTGACCATTGCGGGCATTTATCAAAAAATGAATGCTGAAATAGCCGGTTATTATGCAGCTTATTCACTCATTCCGGGAGGTTCGGCAGTAGCAGCAACATTATCGGCAGGTGCAAGACTAAGAGCAGGGCTTGGAATTGCCACAGTATTAGCAAAAACGGTTAGGTCTGTTAAGTTTGAGGACGGAGGGCAATTGCCATTTCTTCAAAACTTCAATACTGCATATAAAATGGCAAATGGAGGGATGTTGCGAGGTCCCCAACACGCAAATGGAGGCATGAGAATAGAAGGCAGCAATATAGAAGTAGAAGGAGGGGAGTTTGTAACAAACCGCCTCAGTAGTTTGCGAAATCTGGATACATTGCGCAAAATAAATGCAAATCCTGATATATCCTATATAGCCGAGCCGGTACGAAAATACGAAACTGGAGGGCAACTCGCAACCGAATCGAACACTAGTGTCAGAACTGAAAGCCTACCCGTTGGCGATACCGCAATGATGCAGATGGTACTTGTAGAAATGCGTAATTTGATAAACTTGCTAAACGAAAAATCGGATATGGTGAAAGAAGTAAACCTCAGTATTTTACCTCTGATGGATGCAATGGAAAGAATAAAAAAGCAAAGGGCAGAAAATCAATCATAAAATGATTAGCATACAAGAAAAATCCACAGGAAGATATTTTGACCTGTTTCCAAAAGAGAAAATCAACTTGGAAATACAAAACCCGTTCTTCTTTTCGGAAGTTCGCGGGAGCTTTGTCCATACCTTCAAAATGCCATACACACCGCCCAATATTGCAATTTTGGGGGCTATTGGTGTGATGCAATCCATTGCCGAGCATCAAAATTCGGTTGCCGTGTATATTTATATAGATGATGTTTTTTGGTTTGAGGGCTTGCTATTTGCCGAAAAAGGCAAGGCTGATTTAGAGTTTAATGTGCGAATCAGTATAGATTTTGGTGATTTCAGAAACGAAATAGGCAATAAGACATTGCGTGAAGTCATCACACAGACTTACAATTTGCCGACTACAGCTACTGATTTTCGCTCTTTCTATCAACTATTCCCTGCTGTTCCTGATGCAGTATATACTTATACTTATGAAATCCAAAAAAATGGTGTAAAAATAACAGGCGGGTTTTTGAAGCTATTAGGTACTGAGGTTGCCGACAAAGAGGTAATATTTCAGGCTTCGGTAGATGAAATTAATGCTACCCAGCCAACATTGAGGGCTTATTTGCAGCCTTCCAGCAACAGTTTTATAATCACGATTTTTCCTACGAATCTTTCTACCGATTCATTTCAATTTGTTGAGGTATTGCAATACTTGGGCGGTGGCGCGCCCGATATAATTACCTCGTCTTTGTCTGAAAATACTTTGTATTTGCCAAACTTAGAAGATGGGGACTTTCAGGACTTTGTTTTTCCCGAAATATACCATCAAAATTTCTATGATGGTGGGAATGAAAATTTTTTGAAAATCCTCAATTATTATGAGGTAAGTCAAGGAGCATACTACCGCAACGGTCCCTTTGATACGATATTCAATAAGTTCGCGCACTCTCCGCAGTTGCGTTTGAATAGGGTATTTTTTTACATTGCTCAGGCTGCCGGTTACACGGTAGAAGGGGAGTTCTTAGATGATGCAGACCTCGCGAAGCTCATCATTGCCAATACCTACGCAACCGACCAAGGCTTAATTGTGGATGCGGATAATAGCATTGATGTTCTGAATGTGCATAGCAATATTATAAAGTATGCCAATCATTTACCGGACATGAGCGTAAATGAATTTTTTGAGAAATTTCAGAATATGTTTTGTGCGTATTTCACTTTTTCCATAAAGGAAAAAATAATGAACGTGAAGCTACGCAAAAATCGATTGAACTTATCCGCAAGCACAGCTTCTAATTTGGATGGGCGTGTAGTGATAGACTACGAAGACGTAATCCTAAAGAAAAACATCTTATTGAAGTATAGCACCAATATTGACTCTAAGACCGAGCTTGGCTCAGCGAGTGCAGGCACATTCGCACAGACGGATATTATGCCATCGGAAGCAGGTACATTTACAAGCAATGCGACTTATTACGCCATTGCTTCAAATTTTGATGGAAATAGCGAAATGTTCGGATTAGGTACGGATAATGATTTCCCTTTGCTTTTTTTGTTTTGGCACGGGTTCATAAATGATAGACCTGTTGCAACCTCAAAGGAAATGGATGGCTTTCCTTACTCATTGCGTTGGGACGGTGCCAAGGGGTTGTACGAAAACCTTTGGAAGGATTATATTACCTTCCTATTGAATACTAAACAGGCTGATGCAGTGTGCTGGTTAGACATGGACACAGCAAAGCGAATGGTTGATAAGATAGATGAAGTATTAATCTATCATGATAATTTGTACTACATGGTCAAGTCTATGCAAATACAGATAACCGATACAAATGCACCATTTTCGGCAGGAGCTACGGCAATACTTGTGAAATACTCAAAATAATCATACTTCATAATCCGAATCAAAAAGATACTCAAATTCTAATTTTGTGTTTGGAATTTCAGTCAAATCGTCATCCAAAGTGGCGATTTTTTTCGTGTTGATTTTGACCGGCAATAAGTCCGTTCCTGAAATTTCGTATATCAGAGTGGATTGAAAAAAGTCTTTGAATTGCCTTGCTTCTTCGTAAGTTTCGAATTGATAGCCTGACTCGATTGTAAATTTTTCTTGTGATTGTTTGCTGATGATTCGGCTTGGAACTGCGGGCATGGTATATGTTGGGCTTACATATTCGTTTGCTTCGCTTTGGCTTGTTTCAAACTCCGTTTTTCTTTGACCTGTCAGCCTGATGGTACTCATACCACCCAAGGTATTGAGGTATAAAAAGTAATGCTTTTGGGCATAATGCGCATGGTCAATATCGAAAGTGAATACAGGAGCTTCGTAATCTAATGCGGTATATACGGCAATAATTTTGATTTTGATTTTGGTGATTATATCCAGCAATCCCGAATCTGCTATAATCTTTGCATAGCTTACATCAATGCAGCTCGTCTTGCTTTTTTGCAAGTGAGTAAGGTCAATTGCTCCTACAAAAAAATCTTCATTGCCTTCTTTGCTCAGAAAATATTGAAAATAGATTTGCTCAGGAACGTTATTCAAAAATATATTCGTGAAGTATAGAAATTCCTTTTGCTGAGGATCTGTTTTTTTGCTTGTGTAGGGATTGAGGATAATGTATGTATTTGGTCTTGCTTGCAAGAAAAAATCCTCAGCAACGCTTGGGTGCTTGCGATATGGAAATCCGCCAATCATGGCGTAGCCTGTGCGCGTGGTTGTGGATGGTGAGCCTGTTGCGTATTCGCTTTTTGCCGTTAGCGTGAAGGGCTTGCAGATTGCGGTTTGGTTGTTTAATACTTCAAAACTATTGCTTGTAAGGTCAGGCAATGGATAATCTTTCATATCAAAAAAGCCTTTTAAGATTGCTTTCAGATTGATGATTGCTTCTGTGCTGCCTCCGAATCTGTATGCCTCGTATTCTTCGGAGTCTACTGCTCCGACTGAAACGGCATACAAGAACCGCACGAAGTTGACTACTTCGGCATCTTGTAGGGTGATGGCAATTGGATTGCCAAGGAAGAAAAATTCTCTTGATGTTGGTATTGTGATTGCCATATTTTTATGCTGCTAAACAGATTCTTATAAATTTATTGTAATCAATCATTTTCGCACCTTCAGGAAGCAAAGTTAATGATAAGGTGCTATCGACTGTATTATCCGTCCAAGTTGCATTTGCGTCATTGTTTGGAGGTGTAAGGTCATAGAAATAATGATTATCAGATGTGCCATTATTGAATTTCATTCTAAGATGTCTGACTGTGTTTTGATTTATTTCCCCAAACCCGCCTTGGTCAGAAAGATATGCACCACAACCAGCAGGCACAGAACCCGTGAGCGTTCCGTCTGAAAATACCTTGCAATACTGCATCAAATTACGGCTTCCTACCGCAATCGCTACACCTACATTTGCAGGATTGACACCGTAACAATATTCTATTACGTTATCATTGCCCATGTTATAAATACCCGTCAATTTGCCCCAGTAGTCATCGTCTAAAACACCACCTTTATCTATTTCTGCAACTCGCTTGCTTCCATCGTTGATAGCCAAAGTACCTGAAGAAGTACATACATCCGTACTTCTACCAAATAAATACCTAAATTTATTCCTTTGCCCATTGTAATTGTTGTAAATATCTTCAGGAGCAAAGCCAGATTCATTGAAAGTAAAGCACCATTCTACAACACAATCTCTACAATTATTTAACTGTACCGATTGCCCCCTGCTATTGCCTGACTGCCTTTTTATGTTTTTGAAAAAACAGTTTTTAATTCTGACATTTTCGCAATTCAAAAGATACATACCGCCATTCAAAGGCGTATCAATATAAACAGCCTCAATCGTTACATTACTGCAATTTTGCAACTGTAATGCAACGTCTTTTGAATTGCGAATAATCAGTTTTTTAATTGTAGAATTGTTGCAGTTCAAAAGAAAAACACTTTGGTCGACCGCCAAACTTGCACCGTCAATTTCCAAACTATCCAAGACAACATTATTTGTATTGCGAATGTCAAGCAAGCCGCTACTTGTGAATGAATATGTTTGAGGTGTAACCACCACAAATTTTGATTTATTTGCAATTCTTTTAAACATACATTATTTATTTAAGCTACAACCGCAATTCCTGATAATAAAGGCATATCCGTAGTGTTCAATGTCCCGCCTGCCGTAAATGGATTTGGCAGAGCTGCGTAAGTTCTGGTTACGCTCCAATTCATATAAGGTGCTGTTCCCATTGCAGGGTCTTCGGGTAAAATCGGATAAACATTGCTGTCATCTACACCCCTTACCAACACACCCGTAATACTTGCTTGTATTACAAAATTGTAAATTTTATTTGCCTCAAAAGTAAAAGCTGAGGAAGGTATATTTTTCACGCCTGTTGTACCGCTGTTTATTTCACCTGAAAGCCAAATCGGGGTAGTAGGATAAAAATTTGCATCTACTTCGTAAATTCCGCAACGTATAAAACTGCTTGCAATCGCAGTTGTTACGTTGATTCTCAATTCAGATACTTGCAAATCGTTTTCAAGTTTGAAGGGATAACCCTTCATTGTCGTGCCTAATGCAACCGTATTGCCCGTAAATTTGCCAAATCCTGTTATCGGATAGGTATTTCCATTTCTATAATAATTTGTATCTACAAATTGACTTGCAAGAATATTCACCTGTTCCCAATAAAAATCATAAGGATTCCAAACGAGTTGCACACAAGCCCCAGCCTTAACCCTTATTTTTTCGCCTGTAATGCTTCGCACGTTACCCGTATTGCTTATCAAAAAATTAGCAGATGGGTCACCAATTAAATACAACATAGTCGCATTGGTAGGTGCAGGAATGGTTACTATTTCGGTAGTTCCCGACACTTGAATGACATTTCCTGAGCCTGTCATGACAAGAGTGGTTGTACTTGCAATGACTGATGTACCAAGCCTGATTTGTTGGTTTGCGTCTAAGCCTACATATCCATTAGTAGCATTTTTTTCGCTTGTAGATTGCTTTGCGTCTAATGCGTCATTTAATCCTAATATATTTCCAATCGCCAAATTATTTACAGCATCAATAAGTGGATTAAGCGAATTATTGACTATATCATCCACATAGCCGGAAAGCGAAGTATATTGCGTACCCAAATCAGTTACCAATATTTGAAGTGCTGTGACCGCATCCGAAATTACATCGACATATTGTCTTTGAACAAAGTCTCTTGCTGAAGGTGTAGTAAAGTCTTTATTTACCGTAATGCCATCTTTTGAAACTGCATAAGTCGCACTACCACCGCTCGTTACACAAATAATATTTAAAATTCCATCAGAGCCAAGCGAAACGGCTGCCTCAGAAGTGCCTTTTACCGTTCTTACTTGTATGTAGGGGAAAGTGTTTGCTCCTGAGTATTCTTGTGAAATCAAAATTTGTGATATTGCGTCGCCTCTTGTTATCAAAAAACTATGCCCTATGGCTGCTGCTCCCGTATCATCAAATAAAGTATATGAAACCTCTTTATCTACACCAAGAGTTTTATAAATTTTTGTTATTTCCTCGGTAATTTCACCACCAAACTTAAAATTATTCGCTGTTTTGGTGAGTCCGTTTGAGGCTGTTGGTGATGCAGTTTCGGAGTTATCAATTTTTTGCCAAGTTGAACCGCTAAAAATAATCCAATCGTTTACGCCCCAATCTGATATCCCATTAATCGAAGTCGTTCCAGCAACCCCGACAATATAGTAATCGCCTGCTGTTCCTACGCTTGATACAATAGCGGGTGTATTGGTTGTAGCGTTCCAAGTACCTTTGTAGGTAATGCCTGCTTTGCCTACCAAAATCGGTGTATTAGCTCCAACTTTCAAGTACAGATTTGCAGGCTCTGCGGTGAGCGTATAGACCGCCCACTCGAAAGTACCAAGGTTTGCGGGATGTGCCGGGAGGGTTGGATATTTTTGATTGACTGAATTTTTTTTCATTTTAATTAATTGGCTTTTGTGATGGCATTCATTTTAACTGTTACACTCTCCTGAGCAAAAAGGGTGATTACCTTGGTAGTGTTATTGATGGCGGTGATGGCTACTTCTGTTTGCTCACCTGAAGCAAGATAGAACTGTGCTATCAAGGTTGATAAGTCCATATCCAAGGGCATTTGGTAATTCAAGGATACGTTTGCGGTTAGGTTGATGCTTAGGGATTCGTACATGATTGTAGTTGTGGTTAGTACCGTTGGCGTGTAGTTGTATTCTCGTGATGGCTTGAGGCTTTTTCCAAATAGTTCAAATCTTGCTTCATTGCGAGCCGTGAAACTGCCTACTGTCATATCGGACTCGAATCTGAGTGGCTTGATTTTTTTTCCGATTTTGTGGTTAATTTCATTCACATCTTTGACCAAGGCAACAAAATATTTTTCTGAATTATTGGCAATGAAGTCTATTACTTCCTGCCTTATTTTCGGGATGCTGAATATTATTTTTGATTCAAAAAAACTTCCTGCATCGGTTTTTTTTTGCGCGACTGTGTATCGTGCTTCTTCTTGCACGAAATAGATTTTTGTGCTTGAATTTACTATGAGGTTATCAATTGAATCGTCTAATATTTCATCAACATCAATCAGTTCAATCGATATGATACCGCCTTTGTTACCGTTTGAAAATTGCTCTGTGATAGCCATCTTTTTTTTAAATAAATATACAAAATTTTAAGCATTTTTTCTAAAAATGTTTTTGAATTTGTCAATTCAAATTTTTTTTCGTAAATTCTACTATAATTTGATGTGTATATGAAAAACATTTGGCTGATTGGTACTGATTACTTGCTTGGTTTGAATGGGTTGTATAATGAAAAATTGCTGAATATGTGGACTCGCAGCTACAAACATGATAATGTGGCTGTGATAAAAGTTGATGGTGTTCTATCGCCTTCAGCTTGGAGTGATGAAAGAAACTTGATTAGTTTGGAAAGTCTTATCAAAACTGCCGATGAGGATGATGATATTGAATCCATTTTGCTTGATATTAATTCGCCGGGAGGAAGTGCAGAAGGGACTATGCAATTTGCCAACGCCATCAAAAACGCCAAGAAGAAAGTGCAGGTATTTGCGCGAAGAATGGAATCAGGTGCATTGTGGGCTGGTAGCCAAGGGCATCATATCATGGCTTCGGATGAGGCGATTCCTACGATTGGCAGTGTAGGCGTGTATTATGTGCATTTTGATTATTCCAAATATTACCAAGATGCCGGCTATGGTGTTACCGTAATTCAATCAAAAAATTCACCTAACAAAACATTGGGCAACAGCCATGAGCCACTAACACCTGAAGGAAGGGAAATGTATCAGTCGGTTGCCGATGGTATCTATGAAGATTTTAAAAACGCCTTGCTTTCTTCCAGAAAAAAAATTGATGAATCGGCTCTTACAGGATTGAGCTATAAACCCAAGGATGCTTTGGCTCTTGGGCTTATTGATAAGATAGGCACTTTTGATGATGCCTTAGCCAAAGCCAAAAATTACGCTACTTCTAAACCCAAATATACGAGTATGTTTTTTCCTAAAATTTCCTCGCTTTTTGTCAAGGAAACTCCCAAAACAGATGAGGAGGGACTTGCAAAGATTGAAGCTGCTTTGACTGAAAAAGAAAATCAGTTACAGCAAGCTCAAATGAAAATCGAAAGCCTTACGGCTGAACTTGAAGCCTTCAAAGCTCAAGGTAATAAATTGACTGACTTGGAAGCCAAAATCGAGAAGCTCCAAAAAGACAACGAGGCTCTTGCCAAGTTTCCTGCTGATGAGCCTACGAAAGTGGGTTCACAGAACGATGTAACGAATCTGATAAATAATGAGAAAAAAAGCTGGGAAACGGCTGCTCATAATCAGATTTTGAATAAAAGGTATCAGAAATTTAACAAAAATTAATTTTCCTTTTTCCTATTACTAAATTTTTTTTTTCAATTAAACAATAAGAAAATTTTATGGCTCAATCTGTAGATGTATCTGCCTTAGCTACCACGCTGGGCGATTATTGTCGAGAGTATAGCACCGAATTGCTTGAAAGCACTTTGCTTGAACTTCCCTCACGTGAGGACATGACCTTGATGGATGGCGTGGTCGACGAAATAGTTCTTACCGAACTTGTAAGCGAAAAAATTGTTAAGCCCTACAAGGATGCCTTTGAACCTACGCTCAATGCTTTGAAATTTAAACCGCGTATTTTAAAAACTCGTGCTTGTAAAGTTGATTTGCAATTGAAAGTAAAAGCCTTGCACAAAACTTGGCTTGGTATGGTGAAACGTCCGGGTGCTGATGCGTACAATTTGCCTTTTGAAGCGTTTTTGATGAACCGAATCATCAAACAGGCTAAAGATGATATTGAGAATGATGGCATCTATTCGGGTGTTTATGATGCTGATGGCGATACTCCTGCTGATACAATGAGTGGTTTTTTTACACTTTTGGAGGCTTCTGTTACTGCAAGTGAAATAACGCCTACCGATATTACAGCTTTGACAAACGGCAACGCTGTGGCTCAGTTTGAATTGTTGGTTGCTAATATTCCTTCAAAATATTTGAAAGAAAATTTAAAACTTTTTGTTTCGGCAGTTGGTGCAAGATATTACAGTCTTGATTACAGAGCAAGATATGGCGCGCTTCCTTACAACAAGGAATTTGAAAAAGTAATGATTGACGGTACTATGATTGAAATAGTAGCTCAACCAAGTATTGTTGCTTTAGACAAATTTTTTATTGCACCTGAAAGTAATTTATTTATTGGTGTTGATACTGAAGGCGACTTGGAAAATCTTGTGATAGAGAAGGAGAAAAGAAACATCAACGTGATGATGGATTTCAATATCGGTGTCAATTACGGTCAAGCAAATAAAATTTGGTACGCTAAAGTTATTCCTTAGCAGATAGGGAAATTTGGATGGTATTTGATTTTTAATTTCAATTATTTAACCTAAAAAATTATGTTTACTTTAAAAAATATTACTGAGGAGGATATTGCGTTAGGTCAGGGCAATATGGGTGCGCTTGTCGACCGCATCTATGTTGCGGATAGGAATGACATCCTAAACTTGAATATTCCTTCCTTGGATAGTGCCGACCCCTTGACCATCACTGCGGATATTCAAATGAAACCGGGCAAAAAGTTCAAGAAATGGTATTTTACTCCCGGCACTGGAAAATTTAGCGAAGCCGTAGTTGGTGAAACGGATGGCAAATCGCAAGAGCCTGCTGTTGAGTTCATCATTCCAAAGAATCAGCCAAAGGTAAAAGAGCAAATCGCTTATGCTCAAAATGCTTCTTTGATAGTGATAGCAAAAGATGCCAACGGTCAAGTGATGGTGATAGGTACTACGGATTTGCCTGCGAAATTTGAGGAAGGCGGTCCCGATACTGGTCAGGCTTATGCTGACAGAAACCACACGCGATTTATGTTCAAAGCTCCTGCGAGATTTGGCTGTTATTACTATACTGGTGGGTTGGCTGGTTTGGTAGAGGGCGATAGCTTGGAGAACAGCAGGTTTACGGCTGTTACGGCTACTGTGGCGACCGATACAGTTGCTTTGACGTTCTTGGATAATTCGGATTATTTTGATAATGCCGAAGGAACTGACCAATTGCAAGTAACTATCAAGAATGAAACGACTGGGGACGTATTCAATCGTGCTAATGTGGCTTTGCGTAGTGCAGGAACTGCCAGTATCGTTGTTTTCAACATAGGTGCTGGGAATGTGGTGAAAGTGGATGCTTGGTTTAAAAATGCTGCCGGACAAGTAAGCCCAAAAACCACATTGACAGCCGTAGTAAGTTAGGTTTTTTTGTTTCAGAATCCAAAAAAGGCTTGGGCATTGCTCAGGCTTTTTTTTAATTTATTATGCAAGAAATTCAAGTTTTTTTGGAAGATAGTGCCGATTGGCAAAAAGGACTTAGCCTGTACAAAAAATACTTTCCTGATAGGATTGCATTTGCGAACAGGGTTGAGCGAAATCCTTCGCAACATCATGTTGATATGATGCTGAGGGAATTGGCTGCACTTGTGCCAGTTCCAAAAAAACAAGTTACCAAGGTAAAGCCATTGCCATCGGATAAGCCCAATCCGATTGTAAAACAATCGGATTGGGTTGAAACGGATTTGAGTAAGCCTGAGTACGCTGAATTGCAAAAGCAAATGCAGTATATCTGGAATAAGAAAGCAAAGCTATCTAATTCTTTGGGTGATTATGCAGAACATCAAAACGCTGAAAGGCGTTTGGTTGTAACCGAAATACTAAATCTGAAAAGCGAATATAATGCTTTGTTCGTAAGGAAGAAGTATTATGAGCAGTTTGGAGAAATGCCATCTGAAGCTGAAACTCCTGAAGCTGAAGAAAAAAAAGGATTGGCAGAGTTGCGACTTTCATTGAAAGACTTGCATAGCCGATTGAGCAAAAAAAGGAAGTTGCTGAGAGAGGCGACTACACAAGATAAAATCAAGAAGTTTCAAGAAGCCATTGTGCAGCTTGAAGCTGAAATTAAAAATATTAACCACAAAATAAAATTATTCAATGACTGAAATTAAAACGTCTTTAGTGCTTCTTCTATCATCTACTTATTTTTTTCTGTCCAATATTTTTTTGCAAGTGCCACACGAGTTTGATTTGTTTTCGGTAGTGGATAAAATATCAACTATGGCGATACTGGTGTATATTGCTTGGAGTTTGAACAAAAAACTTGAAACACTAACGGATAAATTCAGGGATGAAGAAGAAAGAATCCGAGCAGCTTCGGATAAAAGAATTGAGGATTTGATGACAAAGGTGTTTGCCTTGTATGATGAGATGATTGAAAAAAAACAAGCAAATTAAAATTAATGCTTGAAAATATTCAAGTCAAATAGATAATCGATTAGGGCTATGATGCCTAATATGGCTATCCATATCAAACCTAAGATTAGATTGCCTTTGTATGAATTAGGGTAATGTTTTTTTCGCATAAAAATTATGAAAAATTATCACAAGAATCCTCGTAAAATCTCTGAAGAAAGCCTCAATGACCTTGCCAAATGGATGAAGGAATTAGGCGACTTGGGCGGTATTGTTCATGACTTGAATAGTGATGAAATCATTTCAGGCAATCAAAGAATGAAAGTGATCGACTTGAGTATTGCCGAAATTGAAATTGCACAAACCTTTGACCCGCCTACTGTTCAGGGAACTGTGGCTTTGGGTTATGTGATTTTTGAAAACGAGAAGTTTGCTTATAGGCAAGTGGCTTGGACTGCTGAGCAGTGCGAGAGAGCTGTAATCATCGCCAACAAAGCAGGGGGTGAATGGGATAACTTTATATTGAAAGAGCAGTTTGATTTGACTGTTTTGGAAGAAAGCGGGTTTTCGGCTGATGATATCGAAAAGATATTGGAGAGTGGAAATGGGAATTTTAATGATGAGATTGAAGCCATTGAAAAGCCTGTTTATAATATTGTGCCGAAGTTTTCGGAAAAGTATGATGCTTTTATTATTGTTTCTACAAATGAAATTGATACCAATTTTTTGAAGGAAGTATTGCAGATTGAGACCGAGCAAAGCCACAAATCAAAAGAAATAGGAACGAGTAAAGTAATCAGTGCCAAAAAATTTGCAGAGTTATGGAAATCAAAATCGTAGTACCCAGCCATAAAAGAGCAAATAAATGCCTTACCAAAAAAGTGGTAGAGGTGATTATTTGCGTGCCTGAATCTCAAAAAACCGATTATGAAAAGCATAATCCTGATTGCGAAATAGTAACGCATCCAGATAGTGTGATAGGATTGGCAGCAAAAAGGGATTGGATTTATAGATACTTCGGAAATGTGATGATGTTGGATGATGATATTACTCATTTTCGCAGGGTTTATATTGGTCCCAAGGAGAATGATAAAATAGGGATGGAATTAGCAAAAAGTATCATTGAAGAAACTGCTTATTGTGCGAAGCAAGCCGGAGCGTATCTGTGGGGATTTTCCAATGTGCCTAATCCGACTTTGTATAATGTCTTTGAGCCTATCCGTTTGACTGGTTACATAACTGGTTGTGCAACCGGATTGCTTGAAGGTTCAAGATTAAAGTACAATCCTCAAATAAAATGCAATGAAGATTATTGGATAAGTTGCCTGAATGCGTACTATCATCGTATCATTTGGAAGGATTTGCGGTTTTGTTTTGTGCAAAAAGATACCTTCACCAGTGCAGGCGGTTTGGCTGAGTTTAGGAGTTTGGGCGTTGAGGAAGATGATTTTAAACTTTTGAAAAAGTATTTCGGTGAGGCGATTCAATTCAAGATGGACACCAAAAAAGCCAAAAGAAAGCACCCATATCAAAAGACTATGAAATTGCCTTTTTAAATATTTTTTTTTATTTTTGTGCTTCTGATTTGAAAAACTCCCAAAAAGGGAAGCAAACCTTTCAGGTAACGTTCAGGCTGAGTTAGGCTTCCCGCTAATATAACGCTACCCCAGCAACAATTCAGGGGATTACAAGGAAGAGCAGGTTACTGCCGAAAATGACAAGCCCCTCAATTTGAGGGGCTTTGTTGTTTTAAAATAAAAACCGATAAATCAAATAGGCTAAATTTCCTATTTGGGTAAGCCAGCTTAATGCTCTTTTGAGCAACATCAAATATTTACGTTTCATTTTTTATTTTGCCTTGGGGAATATTTGCCCATTGCACTACAAAAATATAGCTCATAAAATAGATGATAGATTGGTTTTTTGAGGGTAAGAATGCGTAATAAATGCGTAGGAAAAAATGCAAAAAAGATGAAAAATAATAAGTTGTTTATTTCTGTATCTTGCTGATAATCAAGAGATTTACAGTATAATAAAACACTAATTAAATTTTATTCAAATGAAAAATTCAGAAAGATTTTTGCAAAAAAACGAGGGTTTAACTCAAAACGATTATCAAACGTGGGCTACTGAGGTAGGTAGAAAAAACCACATCAACAAATGTGATAAAAAAGTAAGTGCGAAATTTGGCAAGCCTACTGATGAGCTTATTCAAGTTTCAATGAATTATTTGGAGGCTCTTAGTGCCGAAAAAATTGATTTGAGCATTGAAGGTATCATCGCCAGTAATCTAAGTCCGTTCCCAAAAGCTAACTTTGAAAAGTGGGGAGATAAGAATTTTTTGAAGGATGTTTCTTCCGGGTACTTTGATAATGCAGGGTTGCCATTGGATATCCAAGCAAATGAGATGATTGAAATGTATAGCTTATTGCTTGACGAACAGGAAGTAATTCAGGAAATTATCAATTTTGTGAGTACATACCGTAAAGGTACTTATATAACACAGTACAAGCAGAAGCTACAAAGTGCGATTGATGACTTCTATACACTAACCGGATTTGAGCCAAAAGATTACTACTGCCAGCACTTAATTAATCAATTTTTTGGTGTTAAGAAATCAGAATCAATTCAAAATGAAGTAATTGAAAAAGTTGGAAATTGTCCATTTTAGATAATTTGTTTTTTAAATAGTCCATTTAAGACAGTTAAATGTCCAAAATGGACTATTATTTTTTATAAACCAGTGTAGGAAATGCGTAGGAAAAAACGCAATTATGATGCAAAATAATAAGTTGTTTATTTCTGTATCTTGCTGATAATCAAGAGATTTACAGTATAATAAATCACTAATTAAATTTTAAATCAAATGAAAAAAACGATTAAATCTTGGGTTTTAGAGTTGCTTGATGCAAAAGGAAAAGCCTACCTTTTCAATGAAAAAGATTTTGCCTGTTATTCAAGAAAAGCAGGTGCGGGCTATGTCTTTTTTAAAGCATTGAGGATAATTGATATGTTTGATGCCAACGAGCGTCCTTCAAACTTTTAACAAATCACTAATTAAATTTTAAAAATCAAATGGAAGCAGTAATCAATCTTGAAACAGGTGAAATAACCTATTTCCGAAATTCAGTGCAAATCAGCGAAGCTGAGGCATTAGAAATTTTAAAAGAATATGTGTGTTCTGTGTCTTTTGACACGCCAACAAAATCATATTTGGTATTTATCAAACCCACTAATTAAATTTTCACCAATGAATTATTTTAAAAATTTCAATACTGAAGCTGAGGTAAAAGCAGAGTATAAAAGATTATCCAAAATTAACCACCCAGATATGGGTGGTAATGCGGATGTGATGTCAAAGATTAATATTGCCTATCAAAAGGCATTGAAAAAGTACCAAAAAAAGAAAACCGAAACTTGCAAGGCAGTTGTAAAAATTGAGAAATCAAAGTCATCCAACGCCTTAGCAATCAAGGAAGAAAGTCTTTTGATGCGATTGAAAAAGCAATTTTTGGCAAAAGTGATGCAAAAGGCTTGGGCTATCTATAAGGATAACAAGGCTTTCAAAATAGTAAGAGAAAACGGCAAGCCTAAGATAATTAAAAACGAAAAACCGAAACATTACACCTTTTCCCAAGCAATGAAACAAGCGTGGAAATGGGCTAAAAATGAAGCCAACAAAGGCAAAATTTCAAAGGTTCAAATAGGTTTGTTTTAAGTTTTTTACCCTCAGCAATGAGGGTATTTTTTTTAAAATTGTGTAGGAAAAGTGTAGGAAAAAACGCAAAAATGCTGCAAAATAAAAGGTTGTAAATTTCTGTATCTTGCTGATAATCAAGAGATTTACAGTATAATAAATCACTAATTAAATTTTTAAAGTCAATGAAAAATCAAAATGTAAAAATTGATGTTTATGAAAAAATTACGAACATCATTATCGAAAAACTCGAGCAGGGCGTAGCTCCTTGGCAGTGTCCGTTTAATCGTTATGGATTGCCAAAGAATTATGAGAGCGGAAAGCATTATCGAGGCATCAATTCGTTCTTGCTTAATTTTACTGGGAAAACGCCTTATTATCTTACTTTCCTGCAAGCCAAAGAGCTGAAGGGAAATGTGAAAAAGGGTGCAAAGGGCTTTCCGGTCATCTACTATAATTTTGTAGAAAAAGAAGGCGAAAACGCTGGGGACGAAGCCAAAAAAATTCCTTTTTTGAAATACTACACCGTTTTTAGTGTGGATGATGTTGAGGGAATTGAATTTGATATTCCTGAAGGCGTGAAAACTGCCAATGAGAAAATTGAGGCTTGTGAGCAGATTGTTAAGTTGATGCCAAACGCACCGAGCATTTCAGAGTACATCGGCAGGGCTTATTATTCTCCGATTTTTGACGAAATCAAAATGCCTGAAATTACAGAGTTCAGCACTGGCGAGGAGTATTATGCTACGCTGTTCCACGAGTTAGCGCATAGCACAGGGCATAAAAACAGACTCAATAGACCCGAGCTAACTGAAATGTCTCAGTATGGCGATTACAATTACTCAAAAGAGGAGCTAACTGCGGAGATGACCGCGAGCTTTCTTTGTGGATTTGCAGGCATTGATAACGGTACTTTGGATAATTCGGCAGCTTATATTGATGGCTGGTTGAAGGTTCTGAAGGGTGATAAAAAGTTTATCATTGATGCTGCCAATAAAGCACAAAAAGCAGCGGATTACATCTTAGATGTAAAATTTGAAAACTAAAACCTATTTGCATTTTGTAAATTAAATTTACAAAATGCAAATTTAATTTACAAAATGCAAACTTTTCTCGTGTAGGAAATGCGTAGGTAAATCTTTCAAAAAGATGAAAAATAAAAGGTTGTTTATTTCTGTAATTCGCTCATAATCAAGAGATTTACAGTATAATAAATCACTAATTAAATTTAAAATCAAATGAAAAATCAAGTAATTTTAGAGATGCTAAAAAATGAAATTCTTAGAAATTTGGAATTAAAAGACAATTTTTTTGACATTCTGCAAATGACTATTAATGAAGTCGGCATACAGGAGCAAATTGATGATATGAATGATTTCTATGAGTTTTATTGTACTGAAATTGAGCGATTGACAAAGGTTGTAATTGAAAAAATTAAAAACTAAAAACTAAAACAGTGGGCGTGCAAACGCCCATATTTTAAAATTATGAATAGATATAATTTAACCACTAAAAAAGGGTACGATTTATTTGAAGTGGCAAGCGCGCTTCAAAAGTCAATTCGTAGAGGCTTGGAAGATGATGCAATGTATTGGAGTGTGGAGTTATTTAATTCCAATTTTGGTGAGTATTTATGGAAACGCCTTAAAATTATTTCAAGTGAGGATGTTGGATTAGCCGAGCCGAATATATCTGCCAATATTCAATCATTGTATCAGATGTACCAGGAACAAGCGAAAAAAAGCAAGCAGAGCGATGATAAGAACCAGCCGGAACGATTGTTTCTTACTCATGCTGTCATCTTGCTTTGCAGGGCTGAAAAATCTCGTTTGATTGACTGGGCTTTGCTCTACCATTGGAACGTTCACGATTTTGAGCAAAAAGATATTCCAGATTTTGCATTGGATAAGCACAATGAGCGTGGGCGAAAACTTGGCAGGGCTTGGAAGCATTTTTTTGATGAAGGTACTTGGTTGGAAAATCGAGGCAGTGTGCCGGGCGAAGATGATTATAGAGAGAAGGCAAGAAATTCCATTTCTAATCCTTCCAAGGATCTGTTTAATAGCTGAAAAAAGAAAAAACCCTGCTAAAAGCGGGGTTTTTTCGTCACTAATTAAATTTTCAAATGAATGAAAATCCAATGTGCAAATATAGTGAATTTTACTTTAACGCCTTTTTTTCGTAAATTAACTTATGGATAATCAAGAACTTATAAAAATAGAAATGGCTTTAGCTGAAAAAAAGCTATCGCATATTGACAAAATAAAGGGTTATCTTTTTGGAAGACGAAAAAAGATAGTACCCAAACTTGAGAAACAACTTGAAAAGTATCTCAAGATTCAGCAATTAAGGCAAAAAAAATATACAAAATCGCAAGTTATTGCGATTATACAAAATCCTAATTTTTTTGAGGAAGGATTAAAAATTAGTATTCGACAGGCTTATACCATATACAATAATTCAATAGAGGTTTTTGGGGATGTCTATAAAATCAATAAAGAAGCTGAAAGGTATTTTTCGCACGAAAAATATGTTGAATTAGCTCAAAAAGCAGAAGATGACGGAGATTATGAAACAGCCGGAAGATTGCGCGAAAAGGCTGATAAATTGTATGGCTTGTTTGATGATGATAAAAAAGAAGACGTAAAACCTTCTTTGTATTTCCAAAATGTGACTATTGTTAGGTCATCAGACCCGGATTTGTTTAAGAAAAAGCAAGAGGAGAAAATTAAAAAAAGAATTCAATTAGATGACTGAGGCAAAAGAAATAGATGTGTATTTTAATTCAAAGCAACTGGATTTTTTGGCTGCAAAGCAAAGAATCAAGTTTGCTTTGTGTGGGCGTGGGTTTGGAAAGTCGCATTTGATTGGTGCGCACAATATAGACAAAATGAAAGCTCTTCCGGGTGCAAAATCTGCACTTGTGGGCATGACCTACCGCCATTTGAAAAATAAGACGCTGATACCAATGGAAATGTGTTGGCGAGAGCATGAAATGTCGGAGTATGATTTTGAAACTGGTGAAGGCGATTACGTTCTGTTTCGCAAGCCCCCAAAATCGTGGATAAAGGAAATGATTGCTCCGCCAAAGGATTGGGATTATGTCATAAGTTTTCCAAATGGCTATCATATTGAATTGGTTAGTTTGGTTGATATTGATAAGGTAAGAGGTGCGAGCTTTGATGCAATGGATATAGATGAGGCAGCACTATGCGACAAAGACGACTTTACTGAAGTATTGAGCCAAACGGTCAGAGGCAATATCTATGTATATAAGCATCACTTGCACCAGTCTATTAGCCTCTATACTTCCATCCCTTGGCTACCTTCCGGGCAATGGATTTATATATTTGAAAAGTTAGCAGAGGAAAAGCCTGAAACTTACTATTTCATGGAGGCATCTGCTGAGGATAATGTGGTAGTTCTTGGGGAACAATGGATAGAAGACCAACGGGAACGATTGCCACCCATCAAATTCAGCGTTGAGATAATGAATGAAAGAATCAGTAAGTTGCCTGATTGCTTTTATTATGCTTTTGATGAAAAAAGGAATACTGTGTCTCAAAAGGACATTTATAACTATTATTATCAATATGGTTTAGATTCATCTCAAATACAAAATATAGAGCGATTGCAGGATAGTGGCGATTGGTTAGGAGTATATGAGTGTGTCAGTATCTTGGGATGTACTGATTATGTAATCAATCCATACAATGCAATTGATATTACGTTTGATTTTAATGCAGCCTTCAATAGTTTGATATGGGGTCAAGAATCCGATTCCTTATTTGTATTTCACGAGGAGCTATTTGTTAAGCACGAATCTTACCTTGAATTAGTAGAGCAGTTCTGCAAGAAGTTCAAGGACTATCCTACTAAAATCGTCAATCTTATGGGCGATAGGAATGGAAACAAGAAGGATGCTGATAATGCACCATCTTACTTTGAATCAATAATTATGAAGTTCAATGAAAAGGGATGGCAAGTTAATCACATAAGCACAGGAGGTGTTGAGCAACTCCATACGCTTAGATATGATGTGATTAACCGGATATACTCGGAGAAGGAATATCCAGTCGTACCAAAAGTTAGGTACATACAAGAGGGTTGTAAATTTACAATCATATCAATCCTCAAGACACCAGCTAAGGATGGATTCAAAAAGGATAAGTCATCCGAAAGGAAACTAACGGATAGACGAGAAGAAGCAACCGACTTGGGTGATGCTTCCGATTACCTACTGTATGATAAGTATGCTACAAGGCTGGCAGGAGTGTCCGAGCCTTCACCAATAATATTTCCAAAGTAATCACATATAACCTAAAATGTTGAGGCAGTCATACTGCCAAAAAATAAAGGGCGTCGCAATCAAGCCTTTCAAATTGAATTAAAAATGAATATAAATGTAACATAATTGATTTATTATCAAGTGTTTATATTTATTTTGACTGCAAATTTGTTAATATTTTAAAAAAAGGTTAAATTTATTGTAAAAAAA